TAGGGTATGACCTGCTAAATGCCACTGAGGACAACATAGGCATTCTAGCGTTGGAGGAGGACATTGCTCGTACTGCTCTTGGCATCATGTCAATAGCGGCAGACTGTCCCCTGCACCTAGAGGAAGACCTAGACCCTGAAGCTGCCTTCCCTTTCTGGGAGGAGACTATGGGCACTGGGCGGTACTACCTGTTCGACCACTGGGGCAGCACTAGCGAAGACAATCTGTTGGCTCGCGTGCGCTACATGGCAAAAGCGTTAGACTGCAAGTGGATTATTCTAGACCACCTGTCCATTGTCGTATCAGCGCAGGAGAATGGTGACGAGCGTAAAGCTATCGACGCTATTATGACCAAGCTACGGTCACTGGTGCAGGAGCTAGGCATTGGACTGTTTCTCGTGTCACACCTGAGACGTACACAGGGCAAGGCACACGAGGACGGTGGGCAGATAAGCCTGAGTGAGCTACGAGGCTCTCAGTCCATTGCACAGTTGTCCGACATGGTGATTGGCTTGGAGAGAGACCAGCAGAACGATAGAGAGGAGAAGCGCAACACCACCACAGTGCGTGTCCTGAAGAATCGTTACGCTGGGTTGACGGGTGCCTGCTGCTGGCTGAAGTACGATAAGGTCACTGGCAGGATGCACGAAACAACAAAACCACAGGAGGAAGCAAATGGCCTCTAGTCCCATCTTTTTAGATGCAGAGACTAATGGTCTGAAGCCCACCAAAGTGTGGGTTGTAGTCACCATGCAGGACGGTGAGCTACAGGAGCATTACGACGCAGAGTCCCTAGAGTACGCTCTGAAAGGTTACGATGACGTAGTAGGTCACAATCTACTGGGTTACGATATACCTGTCCTGAAGCGTCTGTGGGGCATTGAGATAAGCAAAGAGCGTGTTAAGGATACCTTGGTCATGTCACGCCTAGCGAATCCACAGCTAGACGGTGGACACTCTCTGAGGGCATGGGGTGAGAGACTCCAGTTTCCCAAGGGAGACCACAGCGATTGGTCGCAGCTATCGCCTGAGATGGTGGAGTATTGCCGACGTGACGTAGAGGTTACAGCAGCACTCTATAAGAAACTGGAGTGGGACTTACGCAACTTCAGCGAACAGTCTGTAGAGATAGAACATGCAGTGCAGGACATCACGCAGCAACAGGTACGCAACGGATGGCTACTGGACAGCCGTAGAGCTATTGAGTTAGTCGCTACGCTACGCGAGAAGCTACACGATTTGGAGGATGCCGTACAGGAAGCCTTCAGACCGCTACCGACATTTGTAAAGGAGATACAGCCAAAAGTAAAAAAGGATGGAGCCATCTCTGTCGTAGGTTTAAAGTTCTTGGGAGACTCTTGGGAGACCGTGGGCGGCCCTTTTTCTAGAGTAGACTACCCTGAGTTTAACTTAGGGTCTAGACAGCAGATTGGCAGATATTTACAACACTATGGCTGGAAGCCCTGTAAGTTCACAGAAACTGGACAGGCAATTGTAGACGAGAAGGTGCTTGCGGGTATTCAGGGCATCCCCCAGGCTGCTTTGATATCAGAGTACCTAATGGTGCAGAAGCGCATCGCACAGGTACAATCGTGGATAGACGCAGTAGATGAGGACACAGGACGTGTGCATGGTCAGGTCAACACTAACGGTGCAGTAACCGGCAGGATGACACACGCCAAGCCTAATCTAGCGCAAGTACCGGCATCACGAGCGCCCTACGGAGAGGAGTGCCGACGATGCTGGACTGTTCCTGAAGGATATAAACTTGTGGGTTTTGACGCTAGTGGCCTAGAGCTACGGATGCTGGCTCACTACATGGACGATGAGGACTACACAAATGAAGTCATTGGAGGAGACATACACACTGCTAACCAGCAGCTTGCGGGACTTGAATCAAGAGATCAGGCGAAAACTTTCATCTACGCACTGTTGTACGGAGCAGGAGATGCGAAACTTGGTGCGGTGGCACAGGGAGGCGCAGGTGCTGGTAGACTGCTTAGAGAACGATTTATGTCTAATCTCCCAGCATATGCAGCTCTTAAAGAAAGAGTTACACAGCAGGCAGCACGCGGTTGGGTCGATGGACTAGACGGCAGGAGACTCTGGATTCGCTCTGAACACGCAGCACTTAACACTCTATTGCAGAGTGCCGGTGCATTAGTTATGAAACAAGCCTTGATTACTCTGGATAAGTATGCTAAACTATGGGGTATGGATTATAAAATCGTAGGTAACATCCACGATGAAATCCAATCCGAAGTCCCAGCATCACAAGCAGAGAAGTTTGGGCGGCTTGCAGTCTCTTGTCTAGAGGCAGCAGGTATACATTTTAACCTAAACTGCAAACTTGCAGGGGAGTATCAAATTGGAACTAGCTGGGCAGAAACACACTAACAAGAATACGTACTTTGAGGACGGTCAGTGGTGGTACGTAGGATGCAAAGACGGTGCAAAAAGAACCTTAGAGTCACACATAAAGAAAAACAAGACTAGGATGTTTGTTGACGGGAAGTACGTCCCTAAGTCACACCCGCTACACAAGCCCGGACGCTACAAGGGCTTCACTGATGCAGCCTTCAGTTCTCTACAGAACTACGAGCTTGCCAAGCAGGGTCAGGTGTACGTACTGGTCAACCCAGCATTTCCGGGCTGGTGCAAAGTAGGGATGGCTGTGGACGCAGAGGATAGGCTCAAGCAGTATCAGACTAGCTCTCCCTACAGAGATTACGAGCTAATCAAGGCATATGACACTGATGACCGACGAGAGGCTGAGAGGGCAGCACACGAGCTTCTAGCGCAGTCACATGAACGTAAGGGTGAGTGGTTCTACATTCAGCACCCTGTCGCTACTGAAATACTGGACGGACATTTTAATGAAGACAGTTAACACAGTTGTCGATGACATCTACGAACTGATGACCACAAAGTCTGCTGATGAGTCAGTGGACGTTGAGGCAGAGATTGACAAGTTCGGAGAGGCCGTCAAACAGCTAATGCGTACTGAGTTTATGCCTGATGCGCCTCGTGACGGACGTAAGCTACGCCTGTCCAACATAGGCAGAGACGATAGGTACTTGTGGCACCATTACAACGACACGAGTTCAGGAGAGGAGATACAAGGGCATACGTATGTGAAGTTCATGTACGGACACCTGATTGAGGAAATGCTCTTGTTCTTGTGTCGCATGGCTGGACACACAGTCACTGATGAGCAGAAGGTCTGTGAGGTAGAGGGCATCACTGGGCACATGGACTGTCGCATTGACGGTGTGGTGACTGATGTGAAGTCCGCTAGTCCCTACGGATTCAGGAAGTTTCAGAGAGGCGCTATAGCCTACGATGACCCCTTTGGGTACGTTGACCAGTTGAAGGCTTACGCCTACTCAGAAGGTGAGACTAAGTTCGGATGGCTGGCTATGGACAAGTCCAATGGGCACCTGACGTACTTGAAGTACGACCTAGAAGACACAGAAGCGCCTGTGTACAAAACCATCAAGGGTGACATTGCCGAAAGGATACGTCACGTAAAAAAGCTCGTAGAGGCAGAGGAACTACCACCAGTATGCGCGGAGCCACAAGCAGACGGCAAAAGTGGAAATATGCGATTACCCGCAACCTGTTCCTACTGTCAGTACAAGCATTCATGCTATCCAGAGCTACGTACTTTTATCTACTCAACAGGGCCAAGGTTCTTAACGGAGGTGGTAAATGAGCCTAAAGTCCAAGAGGTCACGTAACAAAAGTATCTACAGGTCTGGGCTGGAGAAGAGGTTTGCACAGGCAGCGCCCAAGCGCAGATATCTGTATGAGCCATACGATGTACCATACGTAATGCACAGGAAATACAAGCCAGACTTTGTGGACAAGAAGACGGGTGACTACATAGAGACTAAAGGTTTCTTTAGGACAGGAGACACCCAAAAGTACACAGCGATACGTGACAGCATTGACCCCATCAAGTTAATCTTTGTCCTGTCAGACCCTAACAAGAAGGTCAGGAAGGGTTCTAAGATTACAATGGGCCAGTGGTGCCAGAAAGAAGGCTTTGAGTTTTACACAGTTGATGAGTATGTGAATCATGTCACTAACAATGGATGAGATAAAGGAGAGAGTGTTGAAGCGGTACGATGCTGATGATATACTAGAGGCATTGGATATATCCGCTGAAGAACTGCTGGACAGGTTTGAGGATAAGTTTATCAACAGGCTAGACCAGTTTGAAGAAGAAACAAATGGGGACGAATGGGATGAGTATTGATAACGCTACTCCAGCGGAGTGGAACAGGATAAACAGGAAGAAAGATTGGGCTTGGATGGATGAGTTAGACAACGCACCTAACGAGCATCCAGTGTTCTCTGAGGAAGCTATGGTTAAGAGCTATGACCCAGTGCACAGACCAGAGCATTACAACAATGGCAGCATGGAGTGCATTGATGCTATCAAAGGTATGCTTACACACGATGAGTACATTGGCTACTTGCGGGGTAACGCTCTGAAGTACCAGTGGCGCTGTAGGTACAAAGGCAAGCCTGTAGAGGACTTACGTAAAGCACGTTGGTACGAAGAACGATTGATTAGTTATCTGCTGGAGCATCCGGGTGACAAGTAAGACAGGAGTACAGGATTACCTAGGTATCCAGATTGACTACGACAGGGATGAAGACCTTAGTGTGTTCTCACTAGAGACACTGAAGGACAGATACTTGTGGGAGGATGAGACACATGCCCAAGAAGCCTTCGCCAGAGCAGCGGTCTATGGTGCAACGTATCAAGGACATACTGACTACAATCTTGCACAGCGACTTTACGACTACGCAAGTAAGAGTTGGTTCGGTTTTAGCACTCCTATACTTAGTAACGGGGGAACCACTCGTGGCCTCCCTATTAGCTGTTTTCTTAATTATGTTCCTGATTCAAGGCGTGGCCTATCTGACCATTATGATGAAAACATATGGTTGGCAAGTGGAGGTGGAGGCTTGGGTGGATATTGGGGTGATGTTAGAAGCAACGGCGTTTCTACTTCTAACGGCAGTCAGTCTACTGGTAGCATCCCTTTTATGCACGTAGTTGACAGTCAAATGCTTGCCTTTAACCAAGGCGTAACACGGAGAGGTTCTTATGCAGCGTATATGGACATCAGCCATCCAGAGGTTGAAGAATTTATCGCTATGCGAAAGACTACTGGTGGTGATCTTAATCGTAAGTGTCTCAACCTTCACAATGGTATTACAATCACAGATGAATTCTTGGCCGCCGTCATGTCTGATGGTCAGTGGCGTTTAGTTGACCCTAAGTCCAAGCAGGCAGTCAAGACTGTATCAGCAAGAGACTTGTGGTGGCAGCTAATACACACTAGAGCAGAGACAGGTGAGCCATACATTGTTAACCTAGACCGTTGCAATGAGGCTCTACCGGAGGAACAGAAGGAGCTAGGGCTAGAGGTACGTCAGAGTAACTTATGCTCTGAGATTACCTTACCGACCAGTGAGAGCCGTACAGCAGTGTGCTGCTTGTCCAGTGTTAACCTAGAATACTTTGATGATTGGAAGGACGATGAACAGTTCATTGATGACCTAGTGACTATGCTGGACAACATCATTGAACACTTTATTGATAACGCCACAGGTGGTAGCCATAGCTATCCCAAGGCTGGCATGAACAGACGGGAGTTTTTAGAAAATGTGGAACCAGATAAAACAGGCTTTGCAAAAGCCGCTTATTCAGCATATAGAGAACGTGCGATTGGTCTTGGAGCGATGGGTTTTCATAGTTACCTTCAACGTAATGGAATCCCTTTTGAAGGAATGTACGCCTCCAGCTTTAACAATAGAGCGTTTAAAGCAATCAAAGACAGAGCTACTATGGCTTCCCGCCGTCTGGCTGGAGACCGTGGGGAGGCTCCTGACATGGCTCGTAGTGGCCTGCGTAATTCCCATCTGCTTGCTATTGCCCCTAACGCTAGTTCTAGTATTATATGTGGTGGAACAAGCCCTTCTATTGAGCCTACAAGGGCTAACGTATTTACGCACAAAACTCTCACAGGCTCGTACAAAGTAAAGAATAAGTATCTGGAGGAACTACTTGAAAGTAAAGGTATCAACACAGAGAAAACGTGGAAAGATATTGCGGCTGCTGAAGGGTCTGTGGCAAACCTTGATGGACTTACTGAAGATGAGAAGGAGGTTTTCAAGACAGCACCAGAGCTTAACCAAATATGGGTTATTGAACATGCGTACCAGAGACAGAAGTACGTCTGCCAAGCACAGTCAGTAAACCTGTTCTTTGAGCCACCACCGGCTACTGCACCACAGGAGATACACGATGAGTATTTGGAGTATGTTAATAGCGTACATTGGACAGGAGCTAACAAACTCAAATCTATGTATTACCTGCGCTCTACAGCAGCTAGAAATACAGAGAATGTTAACGTCAAGATACCAAGAATAAACCTAGAGGATGGGGAGTGCCTGTCCTGTGAAGGATGACAAGGAGCAGTTTAATAAATACTGTCTACAACAGTGGGTAGCTTATGTGGAGCAGCAAGGCACGTTGAGCTACAAAGAGTATCTTAAAATAAACAAAAAATTATTAAAGGAACAGTTTAATGATAGACCCCAAGATTAGCGCCATGAAGCGCCTGTACAACGCTGAGATAGACGTTTACAAGGCAGAGGTGCAGAACTACCTAGACAATCCTGCGGCTGTAGGCGAGCATGGTAACTTGATTGAGACTATGGACAAGCTGGTGCAGAAGATTGCTGAAGCAGAGGACAAGCTGATTGTACTGGAGACACACTTCAATGAGTAATGTAATCAACCTCATGCCTACACAAGCTACTGCTGATGAGGTACTTGAGGATTGTAAAGGGGACTTTGAGCATGTGTTGGTTATTGGCTGGACTCCACAGGAGCAGCTAACAGCCAAGGCTACAACGTCTATG